CACCAAACTGCACGCGGCGGGGATCCTGCCGACGGAGCAGGCGTGGGAGGACCTCGGCTACAGCGCGGAGCAGCGGATCCGGATGCGGACGATGCAGGACGATGCGCTGACCCGGATGACGGCGATGGACCTGCACCAGATCAGCACGGCGCAGCCCGAGCCGCAGACCGCCCCCACACCGGACACAGCGCCGGCTGAGGAGCCGGGCGTGGCATGAGCACCCCCGTCGAGACGCAGGCGCACGAGGACATCGTCACCGCCTACGGTGTCGCGCAGCGCCGAGCCGTCCTCCAGACGACCATCGCCGTCGAGAAACTGTGGAAGCGGCTCCAGACCAACGACCTGTCCGGGTCGTGGCTGCACGGTCTCGGGCCGGCGATGATGCGCGCGGTCGCGGCCGGGCAGTTGGCGGCCGCGAGCACCGGGCAGCCGTACGTCGAGGCGATGGTCCGCGCGGACGGCCTCGGTAACGACTACACAGACGGCGCCACGCGCGTGAGTCCGCGGGAGTTCTCCGGGACGGCGGCGGACGGCCGAACGCTGGACAGCCTCCTGTACCTGCCGGTGATCCGCACAAAGACGCTGATCGGCAACGGGCTGACGCTGCAGGAAGCGATGACGTCGGGGCTGTTCCAGTTGCAGCAGATCGTGGCGTCGGAGGTCGCGGACGCGGGACGTGGCGCGGCCGGGGTGGCGATGGTCGCGAACCGGCGGGTCACCGGCTATGTGCGGATGGTCCGGGCGGGCGCCTGCTCAAGGTGCGTGATCCTCGCGGGCCGCTGGTACCGGTACAACGCCGACTTCCAACGTCATCGCCGCTGCCAGTGCTACGCCACGCCCGCGACGGACGCCCGCCCGGGCCGACACACGGACCCGATGGGCTTCTTCAGCTCCCTGTCCCGCGCCGAGCAGGACCGTCGGTTCGGGCTCGGCGGCGCGGAGGCGATCCGGAACGGCGCCGACATCTACTCGGTCGTCAACGCCGGCCGGTCCACGATCACGCTGGATGCCTACGGCAAGAAGGTCGTGGCGACGCTCGAGGGCACTACGCGCCGCGGGGACTTCTACCGGCAAATGCTGCGCGAGGCGGAGAAGAAGACCGGGCAGCGGTTCGCGCGGTCCCGGGTGGATGTTGAGCAGGGCCTGCCCAAGTTCCAGCTCCGAACGCCCCGGCTTACTCCGAATGAGATCTACCGGCTTTCGGAGGATCGAAACGAGCTGGTCAGGTTGCTCAAGCGCTTCGGCTACCTGAGTTAGGAGAACGACGTGGCCGACATGAATACGGCCGCTCGGAAGGCGGCGGCCACGCGAGGCCAGGCAATGCCAGGCGGCGCGTTCCCGATCAAGACGCGCGCAGACCTCGAGAACGCGATCCGCGCGGTTGGCCGGGTCCGCCCGAACACGGAAGAGGCCCGCAGCCGGGTGCGCCGCTTCATCATCAAGCGCGCTGGAGCGCTCGGAGCGTCCGACGCCATACCCGACACGTGGAGCGCGGACGGCTCCCTGAAGGGCTGACCGCGACCGACTAACCCACCCGAGGGGCGCCGCAATGGCGCCCCTTTCGCATGCACACATGAAGGGGCGGACGCAATGTCCACCATCGAAATGAAGGCCCCGGCAACCGGAGCCACCTGGTTCAATCTTCACCGCCACGACGGCGAAGAGGGCGAGACCGCGCCCGAGCCGGCCGAGGGCGACACCGACGCCGGGGATGACGACGCGCAGCAGATGCTCGCCGACGCCCTCGACGACGACACCGACAACGAGCCCGGTGACTCCGGTGACGGCGACGGCCAGCCGGAGGACGACAAGGGGCTGGGCGAGGCTGGCCAGAAGGCCCTCGCCCGGATGAAGACTGAGCGCGCCGCGGCGAAGAAGGAAGCCGCTGCGGCGAAGAAGCAGGCTGCCGAGCTCGCCCGCAAGGTGCAGGAGTTCGAGGACGCCAAGAAGTCCGACCTGGAGAAGGCCACGAGCCAGGCGGAGCGCGCGCAGAACCAAGCCGCGAAGGCGGTCGCCCGCGCGGTGTCGGCGGAGGTGAAGGTCGCGGCCAGCGGCCAGTTCGCCGATCCGTCCGACGCGGTGGACGTGCTGATGCGCGACCCCGCAAAGTACGTCGACTCCGACGGCGAGATCGACACCGACGCCATCGAGGCCGACCTGGCGGACCTGCTGGAGCGCAAGCCGCACTGGGGCATGCCCGAACCCGCCCCGGCAGCCCCGGCCGCTCCTGCTGAGCCGGCGGCCAGGCCGAAGACGAAGCCGAGGCCCGACCCCGGGCAGGGCTCCCGTGGTGGCCCCACGAAGACGGACTACCTCACGGCCGACAAGGACGAGGTCGCCGAATACCTGTCTCAGTTCGGGTACCGGCAGCGCGCGTGATCGAGATCCGGGCCCGGTTGGGCAACGGACGCACCTCAATTGAGGTGTCCGGTCACGACGAGCCTGCCGTGGGGGGTCGCGTCTGCGCCGCCGTGTCGGCCATTACCCAAACCGCGCTGCTGGGCCTGGATCAGGTCGCGCAGCAATACCCGGACCACGTGTCCATCCAGATCACTGAGGAGTAACTGATGACCCCCACCATGTCCGCGGCCCGCCCGCGGCTCAACCGCGCCCCGCGGTCGTGGTTCCGCATCGACCGGCACGCCGGCGTCCGCGCGGTGGTTCCCGCGCAGATCCAGGCGATGCTGCAGAACGGCATCCTGGACCGCGTCTTCCGGGACGCCCTTGTGCCGAACTTCCTGTTCCCGGCGATCGCCGACAGCGAGCCGTGGCAGGGCGGTCTCGGCGACACCAAGACCTTCACCCGCAAGGGTCTGCTGGCGCCGGCGACGACGCCGGTGACCGGCTCGGACCCCTCGGCGTCGACGTACGGCATCGAGCAGTGGTCGGTCGTGATGGACCAGTACGCCAACAGCATGGACACGAACATGCTGTCCAACGCGATGGCCCTCGCGTCGAAGTTCCTCGCGGACATCGAGACCCTCGGCATCAACGCCGGGCAGACCATCAACCAGGTCGCTCGGAACAAGCTGTACGCGGCGTACGCGGGTGGCCGCACGTGGGCGACCGCCGCGTCGACCACCAGCACCGCGCTGATCGTGCAGTCCGTCAACGGGTTCTCCACGGTCCTCGTCAACGGTGTCCCGACCCCGGTGTCGGGTGCGAACCCGCTGTCCATCACGGTCGGCGGCACCGGCAACACCGTCGTGGGCGTGAACACGTCCACGAACACGCTGACCCTGGGCACGGCGATCTCCGCGACCGTCGGCCAGGCCGTCGTTGCGAACAATGCGCCGACCACGATCCGGGCGACCGGCAACAGCGCGTACGACCTGACCGGCAGCAACACGGTGACGTTCGCGAACTTCCGTGCCGCGGTCGCCAGGCTGCGGAAGATGAACGTGCCGACGCTGGGCGGCTACTACGTCGCCCACATCGACCCGGACACCGAGGCCCAGCTGTTCTCCGACAGCGACTTCAAGCAGGCCCTGCAGGGCCGCGTCGACAGCCCCATCTACCGGGACCTGTCCATCGGCCGGTTCGGCGGGATCGACTGGGTCCGCAACATCGAGACCCCGACCATCCTCGGCGGCTCGGCGGGCACCCTGACGGTGCACCGGCCGATCGTGCTCGGCGGCTCCGCGCTGATGGCGGCCCCGTTCGACAAGACCGGCACCCTGCTGTCCGGGACCGGCGTGGAGGACGTGCCCGAGGTCCGGCAGGTCAACGTCGCCCCCGGCGTCGACATGACGCTGCTGGTGCGTCCGCCGCAGGACCGCCTGCAGCAGGTCATCGCCTCGACCTGGTCATGGGTGGGCGACTACGGCGTTCCGACCGACTCGGGCACCGGCGACGCGGCGCTGTTCAAGCGCGGCGTGGTCGTCGAGCACGCCTGACCGCTCCCGCCGGCGCAGGCACCCCCTGTCCGCCTGCGCCGGCGGGTCCCTTTCCGAAGGAGGAGCTGAGTCATGCGCGTGCGTGTGATCAAACCGTTCAGGGCGTACTGGAACTACTCCGTCACCGAGTTCGGTGAGGGCGCGGAGCTGGAGGGCGATCAGGCCCGCCACTTCACGGACAACGCCCCCGAGGGCAGCATCGAGGTCCTGGAGGCCGACCCGGAGCCCGAGCAGGAGCCGCAGAAGCCCGAGAGCGAGCAGGGCGACGGCGACCCGCAGGAGCCGGGCAGTGACGAGCCGCCGGTGGACGGCACCATCGACGACCTCATGGCGTGGGTGGACGGCGACCCCGAGCGTGCGGCGGCCGCCCTGACGGCGGAGCAGGCCAAGGACAAGCCCCGGTCGACCGTGGCGAAGCGGCTGAACGCCATGGCCGACACCGGCGACGGCGGCAGCCAGGAGTAGAAAGGGGGGCCGGCCCGTGTCCCCGACCCCTCTCGCGACGCAGGCGGACCTCGAGGACGCTCTGCAGCGGTCACTGGACCCATCGCAGGCCGCGTTCGCACTCCGCCGCGCGTCGGCCCGGGTCCGCAAGTACACCCGCCAGGAGATCACCCTGGTGGAGAACGACACGATCACCCTGCCGGGCAACGGGCGGATCCTGCGGCTGCCGCAACGCCCCCTCGTCCTGGACGACACCCACCTCCTGACAGTGGTGGAGCTGTTCGGGATCACCGATGTGGAGTACGCGGCCCTCGAGGGCCGCGACTACACGCGAATCGGCACCGAACTCACCCGCGGCGAGGCCTGGTGGGCGCCAACCCGGCTGATGGGCTGGCCGTGGCTGCGCCCGCAAGGGGTATGGGCGCAGCGCGTGAGGGTCACCTACAGCCACGGCTACACGGAGGTCCCCGACGACATCGTGGACGTGGTGTGCGACCTGGCCGCGATGAACCTGACCAACCCGCAGGGCCTCAGGTCCGAGTCGATCGACGACTACAGCCGGACGTTCGCCTCGGAGACGATCGGTGGCGCGCAGTTGTCGGCCGACCACAAGGAGGCGCTGCGCCCGTACCGGGTCGGCGGGTTCTCCGTGAAGCCGGTGACCTGACATGACGGCCATCGACATTCAGCCGCTGCTCGCCGCCGGCCGCCTGGCGCACCAGCAACTCATGGTGGACTCGTGCACCATCACCCGGCCGGGGACGACGTCCCTGAACCGGTCCACCAGCGTCCTCACCCCAGGTGCGCCGACGGTGCTGTATTCGGGGGCGTGCCGGCTCAAGCCGCAAAGGGTGCCCAGGAACGAGGAAGCCGGGGAACGGCTGACGGTTGTGGCCCGCTACGAACTCGCGCTGCCGTTCGCATCGCTGGCCACCGACTCACTGCAGGTCGGTGACACCGTCACGATCACCGCATCCGGTGACACCCGGCTCGTCGACGAGACCTTCGCAGTGATGGCCGTCGACTTTTCCAGCACCGCGACCGCGTGGCGGATCACCGTCGAAGCCGCAACCTGACGGGAGGCGCCTGTTGACGACTCCCGCCGTGCTGCCGCACGTGGACGCGGTCACCGCGGCCCTCGAGACAGCCGACCTGACCGTGTACCTCGGCGGCGTACCGCCTGGCGTCACCCCCACCGACACCACACCGTACGTGGTGCTGTACCCGGACCCCGGGCAGACGGTGACGGCATCACTGGCCGACGACCGCACCCACTTCACCGGAGTCGTTCAGCTGACCTGTGTGGGCCTGACGGCCGAGCAGGCCATGAACGTCTCCGACCGGGCCCTGGCCGCCCTCACCGCACCGATCGCGGTCTCCGGCCGGGTGTCCTGGAAACCCGAATCGCTGGACGGGCAGCCCGTCAAGCGTGATGACGATGTTGTTCCCCCCTGCTATTACGCGGTCAGCCGGTGGCGGCTCCGCTCCATCCCCCAGTGAGGAGTCCCTCATGGCAGTCCTGAGTCTTCAGGCGATCACCGCGGCCGGCCTGGCCGCGACCTACTCGACCGCGGCGGGCGGCGGCGACAAGATCCCGCTCGGCGCGTCCAACATCTTCCTGCACGTCAAGAACGGTGGCGCGTCGCCGGTCACCGTCACGATCACGACGCAGTCCAACTCCTACAAGGGCCTGACCGTGCCGGACCGGACGGTGACCGTCGCGAACGCCACGGACAAGTTCATCGGCCCGATCGACGCGAGCCTCCACGCCGACATCAACCAGCAGGCCAGCGTCGGATACTCCGCGGTCACCTCGGTGACCGTCGCCGCACTGCGCATCTGACCCGCCCGCCCCCAGACGACTCGCTGCCCCGCTGACCGGGGCTTTTTTCTTGCCCTGAGGAGGGTGCAGACATGGCTGATCTGATCAGCGACGGCAACACCAAGGTCGCGTTCGTGACCTCCATCGCGAACATCAGCGCGCCGACAGCGGCGGAGCTCATCGCCGGCAACGACTGGACGGCGCGGCTCACCCCGGACGGCCTGAAGACCGACCCGGCGACCGCCGACGTCGACACCAGCTCGCTGGCGTCG